CGTAAGCCCCCCTTATTTGAATTTCTATTTTGAAGCGTTTGTTATCAAGCCTGTAATACTCTTTATCTTCCTCGTCTGACCACTCGTGGTCTGCCAGCTCTAATTCTTTCATTCGTGTTTCAATGACACTTAGCTGGTCCTCGAGCTTGATGATTTCGACATGGTTTGGATGCCGATTCTCAAACAAATGCGTGTAATAACGGTCTGGGTTGATGCTGAACATTTTGCCCTCCTCAGGGATATGGCGGGATGCCATGAACAGAATCTTATAGGATTCTTAGACTATTGCAAGTGTTTTATAAAAAAATTGACTAGGGCTAACCCTTGTTGTATAAAAGCCACATGAGCCCGACCCAGCGTTCCCTGAAACTACTGCGCGAGCAGGGGTATAAGCCGTGGATAGTCGAGCATTGGAACCACTTTGCCCGTATTCGGCAGGACTTATACGGCTGTATAGACATCCTAGCTATTGGGAACGGGGAGACTTTAGCCATCCAGACCACAAGCCGAGGGAATGTTGCGGCGCGGCAGAAGAAGATAGTCGAGAACGAGTACTACCCAGAGATGGTCCGGTCAGGCTGGAAGGTCCAGGTCCACGGCTGGGGGAAACTTAAAGACGGCTGGCAGGTAAAGATTATTGAACTAAATTAAAACCGTGGTATCCTAGCGGTGTTGGAAGTGACGCTCCAGCATTTGTCAGGATAAAGAACCCTCTTGTGGGGGCTTGTAGTCATCGTCCTGACCGATGCTGGCCTGTCAAGCCCAAGTCTCCACACGAGGGTTTTTGCATTTCCAACCGCTTACCAGTCGTCGGCGAAAGACGGCAGGGCTAGTAGGCGATAGGGATACTGTGGGCAGCGTTGAGAAATCCCAACCCGGCGGCGAAGTCAGCACCGGAACGCGAAGAGGCTGACGGGTCCTGTGGCTCCGAAAGTGCAGGTGAAGGCGGACAAGGCTAAGGCTAAGTCCGTCCACCAAAAGTGCAGATGGGTACTACTAGAATGTAAACATACTAGTAAGTAGGAGGTAGAAGTGGATAGAGAGTTTAGGAAGTGGGCTAAAGAGAACAAGTACCGGCTAGATTGTGATGACCAAGGTTACTTTACAAGTACGCATACACAGAGTGCTTGGGATGCTTGGAGAGCCAGAGGATGTTTAGAAATAAAGAGTACGCCGGACAGCTCAAAGACTTCAGCAACCTGCGCTGGGGAGCAATCTCTCCTACAGACATAGACGCAATACTTGAGTTTGGCAACCGTCTGTTCATTATCGTAGAAGCTAAATATAAAAACGCCGAAATCCCGTTCGGCCAAAGACTCTGCCTAGAGCGACTCTGCGATGCCATCCAAAGCGAAACCAAGACTTGCGTGTTAATCCTTACGTCGCATGAAAGCAACGGGGATATAGACATGGGTTTGACAATTGTTAGACGTTATAGGGAGAATGGCACTTGGCATGAATCGCCAGAAATGACTTTGAGGGAAGTCATAGACATTATGAGGAGCAAATATCTTGGATGATTTCGACACCTTCTGGGCGGCATATCCTAAAAAGGTCGCCAAAGCAGATGCGCGGAAAGCATGGTTACAGACTAAAGACTTACGGCCAGAACTAGCAAAACTGTTATCTGCTGTGACCGCAGCTTGCAAGACAGAACAATGGATGCGGGGTAGCGGTCAGTTTATTCCCCATGCCGCCACCTGGCTACGAGGCGAAAGATGGGAAGATGAGCTAGTAGTCGTCTTGCCTGATGTCGTAAACGAAAAGCCTTGGCACGAAACTGCAAGCGGTATCGAAGCCAAAGGAAAAGAACTTGGTTTAGAGCCATCTCAGTTTGACCATTGGCAAGCGTTTAAGGTTGCGGTTATGCAGAAGAGTTTGAAGGCTGCATGATTCTTACAAAATACAACCGAGAGCTTGCACATCAGATGGTGGATTCTGCACCTGATGGTCATGTCATAGAGGTGAAACCTGCCAAACGGTCTTTAGAACAAAATCGTCTGTACTGGGCGATATTGTCAGACATTTCCGAACAGGTAGTTCCTGGTAAATCTTATGAGCCTAGCGTGTGGCATGAATACCTGCGAGCCCTGTTTTTACCTGAGCGCGTAGTAGAGCTGCCAGACGGAAGCATAAAGATGCTAGAACCGAGCACGGCAGAGTTAAAGCTAGATGAGTTTTCGCAGTATGTAGATAAAGTTATAAAATGGGCTGTAGAACACGATGTCAAATTGTCTGAGGAGGCAAGATGAGAATTGATTACACATTGTTTGGATTGCGGGAACCTGATTTTGGGGAAACCCCGTTGAGTTGGGCAGAGGTCTTGGTTTGGCTAAGAATTAAGAACGAACAATGAGATACCTGTCCGTTTGTTCTGGCATTGAAGCGGCAACCGTGGCTTGGCATGGCATGGGCTGGACACCTGTAGCCTTTTCGGAAATTGAAAAGTTTCCAAGTCAAGTCTTAAAACATCATTATCCGTCAGTCCAAAATATGGGGGACATGACTAAATTTGAGGAGTGGAATCTTGAGTCAGTTGAACTTTTGGTCGGAGGAACCCCCTGTCAATCATTCTCAGTCGCAGGACTCAGAAAGGGATTGGATGACCCGCGTGGCAACCTCATGCTTACCTACGGTGCAATTGCTAAGAGATTTAAGCCCAAGTGGTTGGTTTGGGAGAACGTCCCCGGTGTCTTGTCGTCTAACGGAGGAAGGGACTTTGGAACCTTCCTTGGAATGTTGGCAGAACTCGGGTATGGGTTCGCCTACAGAGTTCTTGACGCTCAGTACTTCGGAGTGGCCCAGCGACGCAGACGTGTGTTTGTTGTCGGACACCTTGGAGACTGGCGACGTGCCGCCTCGGTTCTTTTTGAGCCCACAAGCCTGCGCAGGGATACTGCGCCGAGCAGAGAAAAGGGGGAAGCAGTTGCCAACTGCCTTACTAAAAGCCCTTCAAGCCACAGCGGGGCAAACCCAGCAAGAGGAGAAGGAAACTGCATCCTGCAACCAGTAGGTGTTCCCGATGTAATGTCTACCTTGCTTTCCTCAACGGCTGGCATTTCTCGCCCAGGCAATTCGGCAACAGAGCATGAGACATACATCCCGATGGCTCCGATTCCGTATGACCTTCACCAAGTAACCGCTCCAGTAAACAGGCAAGCAAGAGAAGCTGGAGACCCATGCCATACATTAGCCAAGCAAAACGCTCACAACGCTGGCATTGTGCAGCCGCTTGCTTTTCAATTAGCTGGCGACAGAGATAATCCATCGGTCAGCGTATCTGAAACTGCTTTTTGTTTGCCAGCCAATCCGATGTCTGATCGAGGACAAGCGGTGGCGCAACCCATTGGAACAGATTGCTACAACGGGTCAATAACTGGAGATATTGCTTGCACTATGGGAACACCAGGGTCTAGCGTAAATGCTTCTGGGCCAACCGTAATGCAGCATATGGCAGTCCGCAGACTCACCCCAGTTGAGTGCGAAAGGCTACAAGGGTTTCCTGACGGGTACACAAATATCCGCGAAAACTGTCCTGATGGCCCTCGATACAAGGCTTTAGGAAATAGTATGGCCGTACCCGTAATGAAGTGGATTGGGCAGAGGATTCAGACTATGGAAGGTTTATGACCAAAGATGAAAAACAGTATCTGTCACGAGTCTCAGAGCTTGGTTGTGCTGTCTGCCGAAGATTGGGATACCCTGGAACGCCTGCTGAAATCCACCATCTGCGAGCAGGACAGGGATGGGGCCGCAGTAGCCATTACCATGCAATACCACTCTGCCCCGAGCACCATAGAGGCAAAACTGGAGTTCATGGACTAGGGACCAAAGGCTTCCCAAAACACTACGGATTTACAGAACAAGACTTACTAGAGGATGTGCGGTGTTTACTATCTCCCTGACGTTTTATAACGACCACGAGCACCTACACAGGCATATAGATGCCTGGCGTACATATCCTTATGTAGAGAAGCAGATAATAGACGACGGTAGTATTTCTCCCCCAGACGCAGATGTTCCTATCTACCGAATCCACAGAGACATACCTTGGAACATTCCCGGTGCTAGAAACTTAGGAGCTGCTGTCTGCCCGACGGAGTGGATTCTCTTTTGCGATATGGACCAGACGTTTAGCAAAGAGGCGATAGATGCCATTATTGACACCAAGCTAGAGAGAGGGACTTTCTACTCCTTCCAGCGTAGGAACCGACCTAGAACCGCAGGCACGATGTTAGTCAGCAGGATGGACTACTGGCGGGTCGGGGGATATGACGAGGATTTTGCCGGGCATTACGGATACAACGACCCCTACCTGAGAGCGTTGTTTTTACGCAACAATGTCCGAGAGGTGACCCTTCCCATAATCTGCGACCAGCATAGTGCCGACTGCCAGCTAATCCGTACCCCAAATAATGAGGGTCTATACCAGCAAAAATTGCGGGGTGAGCACAGCCGAAACTACCTGAGATTTACATGGCAAAGGTACTAATCTACACCTCGATTTTCGGGGACTACGACTCGCTGAAGTCTCAGCCCGAGCAGTCCATAGACTGCACCTTCATGCACTTTCGCCAACCCCACGAGGAACTAGGGGATAACCCTAGATTGCAGGCTAAGTATTACAAGCTCGTATTACACCGGATTTTTGGCTCTGAGAGCCCTTTTGACTACACGATATGGGTAGATGGGTCGGTACAGATTGCAAGCCCGTATTTCGCCGAATACATGGTTTCCCAGGCCAAAGACTCGTGGTGTATGTTTACCCACCCCTGGAGAGACTGTATATACGATGAGACCGAAGAGGCTCACGATATGGTCAAGTATCTAGACGAACCCATGAAAGAGCAGATGGCTCACTATGCGAGCCAGGGTATGCCTAGAAACTTTGGTATGACCTCCGCAGGGATTATTTGTAGGAACACCCGAAACCTGTCTGTAGTGGGGTTAGATGAGATGTGGTGGCGGGAGATTATGAGGTGGGGGATAAAAGACCAGATTCCCTTGCAATACGTCTTGTGGAAAACAGGCCAAGAGATATTGCGGTGCGATAAGCCTTTGTTTGGTAACGGATTATTTACAATTCATGCAGGACACAGGGCAGAGGAGTATAGAAAATTAAAGCGATAGCCATAGCAACCGTGGACGGGAAGTGCCTTCCGGTCCTTGCAGCTTCTATTACCTTTTATGTCCCCGAGGATGTAGTTGTGTATCTGTCGGGGTCGGAGATGAAGTTACCTAGGCACAAGACGGTAAATTTACTCAACGAAGCGAGTAATTTTGGTGACGCCTTCAATACGGTGATGGGTCGGGCTTTTCAGGATGTAGATGAGGTGGTGTGTTGCAACGACGATATTGTGTTCAACCCCTACACCTGGAAGCTGCTTGCCGAGGATATTTCCATTATCAGAAGAGAAAATAACCCCCTCGGCTGGGTCGCATGCCGAAGCGACTACGCGAGAGGATACCAAAATATCCGAGTTGGCAAGGGAGACATAGGCGACTTTTTCAAGTACCAAAGCGAGCACCATATCCTGACTGCTGAGGTCATAGCTCCTATCTGCGCCTATATCCACAAGGATGCCTGGGTGGACTTCCCGCCTATTAACTGGTATTCGGACGACATCCAATGCCTTGACATAATGTCTAAGGGTTATCTAAACTTTATAAGTCGGGCGTATGTCCACCACGTTGGCTCCCAGACCTGTGGGCAGGACGGACTAAAATGTATTGCAGATGCACAACCTTGGATTCGAGAGAATAGGCCAGAGCTTTACGAACGATGGTTTCCGAAGAGCGACTAAAAAATTGGGCTTGGTATTGTGCATGGGGTCATGTCGGGCCAGAGGTTCGTACAACAGCCGCTTCTGCTGAGGGGAACTACGAATCTGACGACGTTTTTGAGGGCGAGGAGCCTAGACTTGAACCGGATATGTTAGACGGGCAGCTAGTGGAAAACGCTATAAGGCAGCTCCCAGAAATGTCCCGCAAGGTTCTAAAGGCACGTTATATAATGTATCCGTACCATCTGAAGCACACCGTATCCCAAAGGCTACGGATTTCGGTGGACAGGCTTGAAAGTGAATTACATATCGCCAAGAGGAGGCTTTATGACCGATTACAGAGAAATACTTCAGGGAACCGAGGAGTGGCTGAAGGCTCGGTTGGGTTGTCTAACAGCATCACGGGCTAATGATGCCTGCGCTGCCGAAACGACAGCAGCTTATCAAAACTATCTCTGGCAACTTGTAGCAGAACGCGAGACAGGTCTTGCAGAAGATACCTACGTCAACGCCGATATGCAGCGGGGAACCGAAAAAGAACCCATCGCCAGAGCCGCATACGAGGCCCACACAGGGACTTTCGTCACCCAGACAGGGTTCTGGCTCCACCCCGAAATCCCGTACTTTGGCGCTTCTCCTGATGGCCTGGCCGGAGAAGGTCTTATTGAAATCAAGTGCCCGAGAACAAGCACCCACCTCCAGTACCGAAAAGAAGGCAAAGTCCCTACGAAATACAAGCGACAGATGATGTGCCAACTGCTCTGTACGGGCAAAAAATGGGTGGACTTTGTTAGTTTTGACGACAGAGTTCGGGAATCTAAGAGACTTTTTATAGTCCGCTACACGCCTACCGAAAAAGAACTGGCAGATATGCTTGAGAAAGTCATGGCTTTTCTGGCTGAGGTCGAGGAAGAGTCTAAGTGAATACAGTCTTGGTAGAAGCTCTCGCGCAGGAAATCTATGAGGTTATAGACAACTACGGAGAGCAGATGCCAGTAGCGGCTGTGGTGGGTGTTTTAGAGGCGGTGAAGTATCAGTTGATGCGGAGAGCATCGGGAGACGAAGAATGAACTGGACCGTATTTGTAGTGGATTGGGATTCTCTAGGACCGGCCAAGTTTCTGCTGTTTATGGTTGGGGTTGTCATATTTTCCGTGTGGTCAGAATGGCGTCGTGGCTGATTGCAGGGATAGGTGTTGTATACCTTCTGGTAGCGGTTCAACTGCTGGTAGAGGGTAAAATAGGGCTAGGCATAGCCTTTCTAGGTTATGCACTAGGTAATGTGGGCTTGTACTTAGCAGCGAGGTGAATATGCAATACGACAATACGAATAGTGGAGTTTTGTTTAAGAACGAATCCGAGAACGAGAAGGCTCCGGCATACAAGGGCAAGATAAACGTGGACGGCAAGGAGTACGAACTGGCCGCGTGGATTCGGGAAGGCAAGAAAGGTAAGTTTATGAGCCTGAAGGTTCAAGAGCCGCGGCAGAAAAAGCCCGAACCTGACCTAGTCGCAATGGACGACGATATTCCTTGGTGAACAACATGAGCATTTTCTATGACGTAGATGCCTTTATGAAGGCGGCGGGACACGGACCAGACCAGAAAAAGGTCGGTCTGTACCTAGACTTGGTGCGGGAGGAGATTGGGGAGTTGGAAGAGGCGATGGCCGCTTTTCACTCTTCCGAGAACCTTCAGGACGAGCAGGTAGCAAAAGCAGATGCCTTGGATGCGATTTGCGACTCTATCTGGGTCTTGATAGGTCTAGGGAAGGTCATGGACCTGCCAATCGAATGGGGGTGGGATGAGGTCACAATCACGAACCTTAAGAAGATTGACGCCGAACTTGGGACGGTCTTGCGAGACGACCACGGCAAGATTATGAAACCTGCTGGCTGGAGACCTCCCAATATGCTCAGGATTATCCAAGAGTTTGATAAGCAAAAATGAACTCAGGAGCCTCTTTACTTACAAGAGAGGCCACCTGTACTGGAAGCCCCGACCCGAGGAGTCGTTTGCCAAGTATTCTGCTTATGTGATGTGGAATCGGAGGTATGCCGGTAAAAGGGCTGGCTCTCCTAACAAACGAGGTTATATCAGAATTGGTATAGCCAAGAAGTACTACATGGAGCACCGGCTCATCTGGCTGTTTCATAAAGGATGGCTGCCAGAGGCTATCGACCACCGAAACGGGAAACCCGCAGACAACAGGATGTCTAATCTCCGTGCGGCTACGCAGATGGAGAACCGCTGGAACTCTCGCAGGAAGCAACCTACCAAGACGAATGTAAAAGGGGTCTACAGGCGGGATAATGGCAAGTATGAAGCCCACATCTGCGCCGACCACAAACGAATACACCTCGGGGTCTTTGTTCGCAAGCGAGACGCCATTAGAATCGTATCAGCCGCCAGAAAAGCGTTGCATAAAACATTTGCTCGGCATCGTTAGCCGGGGTGAATTTATAGCTTCTAGGGAGGAGATACTAGAGATGGTCATGTCCGAACACGAAGCCAAGATAGAGGGTCTAGCTCGCTTTGTGCTGAAGATGAGAACGAAGGAAGAGCGAAGAAAGTGGTTGCAGGGGTTCGAGGATAAGAACGGACTAGACGTTACTCTTGAGCTGAAGAGTCGGATTCTTGAGATGAATAAAGCGAAACCTCGTCCTTCCGACGTTTAACCAGACCTGGTAATTCCTTGCCTGCGGCTTTGGTCCAGGCCATAAACGCTTCCGCAGCTCCCTCAAAGTCACCCCTGTTGTCTTCCATGCGGATGGTGCTTTGTTGGAGGTTTCCGACTCCGACATTGCATGAAAAGCTCACCAGGTCATCGAAGCGGCCTTGAG